TTGGTATTTATATCTGTCTGGGAATGTGCGAGGTATTTTAGACCAGTATAATCTATACTTATACCCATTCGAATGTTCATTCAAATGATATATTCGTTTGTTATATTCTCGACTAGCTTTATAATCTACAGATAGGGACTTATCATTAAGCGCTTTGGGGAGATACTTCCCCACTTGCATAAAACCTAGCCCGTAAGGCATTTTAAAGCCGTCTGAGCCGTTTAATACTGCGTCTAGTATAATTCTGCACATTTCGTCTAATATGCGCTTATAGAGCCCGTAATCCACCTCTATTGGCAACGTACGGTACAAGTCCCTAAATGTTATAGATTGTTTATTCTTCATCGTCTTGTGGACCGTGCGGTTTTACGCTAGCAAGAGTAGCATTGTTGCTATCGTCGCTAGGTCTGTTAAGCATGAACGCCAGTTCATTTTTCATTATAAGTTCTTTAATAGGGGGTACCATCCATCCAGGAATCATAACATCATCCTCGTCTGGTGCATTAGGATCATCTCCATCTGGTATATCTAAATCGTTCTCTCTCAGATATAAGACGTAGATATACTTAAGAGCGTTCTGATCTACAAGCCCCTGTATATAAACATGACCGTCATTGTTGTAATAACCAGTCATTTCTCCAAACGTATACTTTCTCCAGTAAGAATAATGTCTACGTACATGATTCATATACTGTATGTTCTCTCCAAGCTGGTCGTGTATGGCCAGAACATTGTTTTCGTTGTTGTTTAGAACATTATCCAGTGTATCAACAGTACGCTTCATATACGTAGGAACCCCATCCTCTTGAGATTCTACATCTTCAAGCATCAGGGGTCCCACTTCTACACGAGAGACGAACTCGTTATCCTCAGCTGTGTCATCATCCAACTAACCTGATTTACGCATAGCCTTACGCTTATCTAGCTCTTCTTTCCAAAGTCTTGCTGCGTATTGCTTGATCCAGGCGTGGATGTGTGCTCTTGAAAAGTCTTCACTCTCGCTTATGTTATTATTTCTTACCATGAGAAGAATATCATCTGTAATAGTCTTGAGTGAAATCTTCGCCATGTTATTTCGTTGTTACTTCGACTACTCTTACTGAGTCAGTCTTAATAATATCATTAGTGTTTTCTATTACATACTTAGTAGTCTTAAGTTTCTTAAAGTCTAAAGTAAACAATCTCTTTAAGAAGCTCTTCTTGTTCTTATAATGTTTATCTGTATATATGTACAAGTACTAAGTATTCTTGACATCTAATCCTATACTTACTGTATCCTTTCCTATTGTATAAGATACTGTAGTTAAACCATTAAACTATATACTATCTTTGTATATACTATCTTTAAGTATAGTTATAATGTCTTTTTCTATCTCTTTACTACCTATAACGTTTATAGCCTATGTTTGCGTTGCAGCGGTCTAAACGTGCTTAGGTTTAATCTTTAATCTCTCGCGCACACTATCTAACTGGTGTACAAGCTTATCGTTATATTGTTGTAACTCATCTACGTTCAGCCTTAAAACATTATTGGCCTACTAGGACCCCGCTAAGGAGCCCTAATAGGCCTCAATGTTGTTCTAAGCCATTTCTAGGCTTTCTGACAGCTTTTTATTCTGGCAGCTTAGAGTTATCCCCCAAGCTAATAAAAACGCCACAAAGAGGCCGCAAATGGCCTTAATTAGCTTCTTTCGATGGGTTACTATCCATTTTAGTATTCCCATTCCTTACTACTATCGATTTTAATTCGCTGTATTTACCGTTCCAATACATAGTAACTCCAAAGATGCTGGCCGCGTAGATCAGCGTCTGAGCTACATAACCAAGCATGCCGTTTGTAATATCGCCTGAATCAAAATACTGGAAGTAAGTCAAAACGATGCCACTAGCTAACGAGGCTACGGCAGTCGTATACTGAGTTATTTCTTTCCAGCTTTTCATAATCAATCTCCTTCATACCAACCGACAACGCCTCCAAGATCTACAGAAACTGAATTGTCGTCAGTTCTACCAAGAGAAAGAACTCCATTAGATACAGAAGCAGAATTTACATATATATCGTTGTATATAACATCAGGTATATCAGGAGTATCTGGCGTATCAGGAGTTGGAGTTTCTTCATTATTTCCAGGAACAATAGTTATTCCTGTGTCAATAACGTTATCCTCCTATGGCTGTTCACCTGTTGACTGGTTGTCATCAGTAGTTTCACCAGCGTCTCCCGAACTCTTAACGATCTCAAATATATTTGGTATGTCTTTACTAACTGTTTTGATATTATCTGTATATCCAGGAACGTAAAGCTTTACTACAAGTATCAGTGTATATACTCCAGCATACAATTGTTGATCTGCTGGGAAGTCTACCAATATTGTATTTGGATACTGTGTATTATAACAAGCTGCTTTGTATTGAATACTCTGAGACAGCTGCTTAAGCTCCTTCAATCCTTTATAAGGTTCTGTACCAAACCCACTATATACACACCCTGCATTTGTTGGGTAAGCATTCCATGTAGGTTTGCCACATCCACACAAACACCAAGGAGTAGTGTCATAGTCGTGTGAGAATGGTTCTTTTGGAAAACGACCAATAAATCTTGAACGGTTTTCGGCCTTCTTTTTATATTCGGCAAGTCTAGTAGTGTTGATAAGATAAGCACTTACTTGTCTTACGTTATTAGAACCAGCTGGTAAATCCAACTGTGTATTAAGATCTACAGCAAGACGAATGTCATTTCCTATTCTTATTTTCTTCATAATGCTGTATTTATGAAAAAAGCTAGAGATGGGGCTTAGCCCTACCCCTAGCTTAGATCAGTTAATATTAATCGACGATCTCGTCTTGCTGAGTACCTGTAACAAATGCATCAAGAACAGCCTTGATCTCTGTAGCAGCAACAGCGTATACCTCGAGAACCTGCTTGGTCTTGCGCTGAATGTCGTCAGCAGCACGATACATGTTCTCAAACTCGAGAGTCAGAGCATTGTAGTGCTTGTCGAGCTGAGTCTCCATATCAGGCTTGATGATAGGCCATGTGCCCTCACCACGGTTCAGGATACCCAGGTAACCCATAGCCCAAGCCTCGCGGTCGCGAACGAGCTTAGCAGAAGCCTTGAACTGTGAACCAGGAACCTTAACCATCTCTACGCCCTGTGGGAAGAACTTGTTCTTAGACTCCCAACCATCTGCCTGAGGATCAGTCCAGTAGATGTTAGCATTGAAACGTACCTTGTTGGCAACGTTCAGTGTATCTACTGCATTGTCATCATCATAAGGCATAGCTGTCAGGATGATGGTGTTAGCGCCATTCTCAGAACCAGCGGCTGTAGCAGCGATTGTATCTGGGTCACCGGCGTTAGAACCTGCGCTAGCAGTACCAAGAGAAGCTACGATGCGAGCACGCTTCCACTCCTTGTTGATCATGTTAACAATACCTCTTACGATGCTGTTAACAGTATCACCAGCCTTGGTTACATACTCATAGCTCTCAGTCCACTTACGGAAGCGATGAGGCATATCCTTGTAAGTCAGCTTAACAATGATACGCTTGCCACCCTTAGCGTACTCAGTGAGTACAGCAGAGCTAAGACTACGGAAGTTGATCTTTACAGCATCCTCTGTATCAGCAGCATAAGCTGAATAGTTGTAGCTCTTAATATCAGCACCCTTAATCTGGTTAGTCCACTTGATGATTGGCTCCTGTACAGAAGTACCATCTGGCTTGCGCAGAGTCATAGACTTGTTGGTGATATAACCAACCTTGATTGTCTGAATAGAACCTGCGTTAGAAGCGCTTACGTCATACAGCTTGTTAGAAGCGATGTTAGGATCGCAGTTCATGATGATGAACTTACCAGCATCTGATGTTGATGGCTTGTAGCCGTTACCTGCAGCAGGTACGAAAAGTGTGTCGCCAGCGTCAGAATAAGTCTTGTTGCTAACGAGCACGGTTGTTACGTAATTTAACATAATTAATTAATTTTATTCTACTCCCCCTATATTTCAATGTCTAGACCTAACTAGCTGGGGTTTCCACGTTTAAAATTCTTGTTATTCTTGGGTTAGAACCTCATTAGTAAGTGTTCTATATCTTGGATCCGACTGATTCTCAATATACATTTGAGCAGCTACTTTGACGATCTCTAACCATATATGATCTTCGAAGTCCTCATAATTCTTATAAGGATCTTCACTTTTTAATTCATCGGGAGTCTTTAAGAAACCCAACGTATAGGAATTTATTTTATACTTCTTATCAGTAAGCAGCTTAAATCCATGGCTTGTTCTGATTCGAAGTGGGCGAGCGGTGTGAAAACGATAATGAAAGTCTGTAAGCTTATTTCTTACTCTGTACATGAAACTGTCAGCAGTACATTCGAATATACTTGTATCTGTTGCGTTATCATCGTTTAGATCAGATATAACTGCATCTTCATTTAATGCAAACATCATGTTCTTAGGATATAAGCATTCGTATTCATCGTACAAAGGTTGGTTTGAATTAAATCCTATGAATAATACACGGTTATCCACTGGATCTACATTTGATCTACGCCACACCTAGTACTTTCTTATAAGTTCTTCGTCTTCAATTTCACCTTCATATGTTTCGTTCCAACTTGTGAAAGTGTCTCCGTCTTGTGCATAAAACTCCGGATCGCTAGGAGAATATATTTCACCTTCCTCTAGTAGATCTTTATTTATATGCAATGTGCATTGGCGCCATAGATGTACTAGATCCCTAGTACGTTTCTCATTTTGTTCGTAAGATGTTCTTTTAGGGGCGTTACCGTTGAATCTGTCTTTCACAAATTTTACAACCGCTTGATTGATCCAGTATAGAGAATCATCAGTCATCGGTTTTTCTATTGTTGCGTCAATCTTGTTTATCTCAAGTTCAAATGACGCTAATATATCAACGCACCTCATTCTTCGTCATCTTCGTCTTTCTTACTGCGCGATGGGTTATTTCGTTGCTACTGCTCTTTCAGCATCTGCTTTCTTCTTGCCTCAGCTCCAGCTGCATACTGAACATACAGATCTACTGCACCGCTTACAAGCTCTTCAAAAGCGTCAATAGGCAACTCACAAGCAACGGATGTCATAAGACTAAACTTAGCTGGCTGCTTGTAGTATGTAACCTTTACGCCCTCAGGAGTAGTATATTGATCATACAATACTGTAAGTGTTGGGTATTTCTTAGTGTCGTCTACATACACGTCTTCAAATTCTGTAGCCTTTTTAAAACCATCTGTAAATGGAGTAATTGCTGCTGCAGGATATCTTAGAATGCGTAGGCTATCATAAGGAGTTTCTACGATCTTCCAGATATCAGACTGAGAAACGAGCTGGTTTGGTATTACACGAATTTTATTAAATCCTTCAGTATTACTACCTTTAAAGTTGTATGTAGATGATACCTGTGATACGCTTCTTACATACATGTAATAGTTTGCAGGTAGTTTGTACACAACAGATCTTGCTGTATCTACAATACTAACGCCATTCTCATCCTGTATACTTGTTGTATAATCCTGAGCATCGACGCCATGATCATCAATATTTATTTCTACAGTGGTCAGCATTGCCTGCAGTACACTTTCTATATGAGCAGAAAGCTTAGAACCAGAAACGACATTGTCTAGATTTCTATAGATATCATGAATATATCTATCCTGATACTAGTTCAAAAAAGAATATATTGTTTCTGTGTCAAGCTTCTCAAGGAACTGCTTCTCTGGTATCATGGTTTGAACTCTGCGTTCAAATTCCATGCCTAATCTTCTAGTATCTTCTAATGTCATGCCTCAAGTCCTCTTGTATTAAGTTTAGCATTAAGTCTGCTAGATTCTACATTCTCTAATGCGAATGTTATAGCGAGACTTACTAGTTCTTCAGCCACAGTACTATTGCATTCAAATTCATAATTGTCTTTGGAAACAGTATATTGGCTCGGTAAGATATCATTTGCGCCTTCACTATTACCCTCATTAAAATCAAAATACGATGCAAATCCATTTGCGTATTTCTTGGGAGTAGTAAGATCTTTTACAAACGTATTAGGTTTCTTTATATATACAACGTTTATAACCTTATTTGCAGCATCTGGATTAGGAACATTTAGAGAATCGTGTATAACATATATCACTCCATTCTCTATGTAACAAACAGGTTCCTTTACCCAAGGCATATTGGAAGCAGAAGCAAAGAATTTAGATGCAGTATTATGATCTACTAGTTTTATAGGAAGTGATCTATTCCATTCACCATTATCGTCAGCAGGATCATAATCACTCAATTCGTCCATTGGATATGGAGTATACTTGTTTTTAGGTGCATACCACATGTGTGCTTGCAGTATATAAAGCATATCCTCTGGAACATCTGCTTTGATTGAATTTGAACAAGGAAATTCTGTGTATGTCTCAGTTGTAGGCTTTGTATAATCCTAATCAGAATTAACAACAAGTGGACCAAGATCTGCGATAGATTTGACATCTGATTCAAACGAAGCACGTCTAACGTTATTTCCGGTAACCTTTTGAGCAATTAATGCGTTGTAAGCCTTGTCTAGAAAAGTAGCAACTTCATATTCGGTCAACGATGGATATGACGAAGTAACATTTGCCTTGTCATATTCTATCATGAATTTAGTATATATGTCTTTATGCGTCATATCTCATGGTTTGATCATTCGATCATTTATTATTTGTCTCGTTTATGATTGTAAGCTTCAAGTCTTGATTCTTCTTACTATCAAGGTAAGCAATAGCATCCTGAAGACTATCTGCGAACATGTCAGTACCGTAGAAGTAATGTGTCTTATCTTTACGAATTACACCCTTAGCAATAGCTTGCTCAAGCAGGAACTCTGTATCCTTAGCCTTATTGTTAACCCACTTGTCAAAGAACTTCTTAGGATTCTTATCAACCATGTTAAACAATGTAGACTCTACAAGCTCATTAGACATACGATCTGCAGACATACCGAAGAGTCTAAGACACTGACGCATCTGGTCGAGTGACAGACTATCGAATTCCTTGATAGCATCTCTACGCATCTTGTTCTGCTTGTTCTGCTCAATTGCCTCAGCCTCACGATTAATCAGCAGGTAATCCTTACCAGCATCCAGCTTGTCAAGCGATGTAGCCACTCTCTTGTGACCACTGAGGAACTTAATCATCATAGCCTGACGGGGGATAGAATCATCGAGGAGCATCGTACGTGCACCAACTTTTACACAGAAGGTTGTCCAGAAGTCAGATGTCTTAGCCAAATGACCTTCCTCATAACCTAAAGCTTTCTCAAAATATTTCTCATCTTCTGGGGTGAGACCCGTATAAATCGACCCAGAGCGTGTGAAGTAAGGAGCAATGTAATCAAAACAATTGCGGTACTTAATGAAATTACCCCAGGGATTCTTCTTCTTGATTTTTAATTCAACTACCATAATTTACATTAGTTGTTGAGTATCGAACAGGGGGCCTTTCGACCCCCGTCGAATACTTATAATTTTATTTAATATTACGCACCTACGGTGAATATACCGTCATTAGAGATCTCAGTATCTTCAGCGTCGCAGTACAGGATACCGCAAGACAGTGGGTTACGAACCATAATACCAACCTCACCGAGGAAGTGTACCTGGTAACCATCACGGCTGTTAGAACGCAGTGTGTTGATGCTGTTAGCATAACCGTTAGGAGCTACAGAACCACCAGTGTACCACTGAACGAACTCACGACCCTTACGACATACCTTAACGATGTTAGCCTGACCGTCGAAGTTGCTGATGTTTACGAACAGGAATGTGTAAGACATCAGTGGCTTACCTGTCAGTGGGTGCAGCTGACGGAACAGCTCCATGTTGTCGAACATAGGACAACGCTTCAGTGACAGTGTAATACCGTTGGTCATATTATAAGTAGTGAACTGACCACCGAGAGTCAGGTTCTGACCAGAACCGCTAACAAAGATGTTGTCAGTCAGGTTGAAGCTAGCTACCTTCTCCTTCAGGATGCGGTCGAACTCACGAATACCCATCTCACCAGTCAGGGCAACGAAACGACGCTCGTTAGTACCAAGAACGTTGTAGCAGAGGTCAAACAGATAATCCTCGAACAACTCAGCTGTAAGAGTTGTGTAGTAACGGATGTTAGCTGGAGAAATCTGCTCGAACAGACCACTCATTGTAGGAACTGGACGACCATTTGTACCCTTGTTAATGTATGTACCATCAGCCAGACGGTTGCTCTTAGCGAACAGGAGAGCTGTCTCC